TTTACGTTGCGGTATTCATCATCTCCTGGGACGCCCGAACCAAAGTAATCATCAGAGTTTTCGGTATCGCCGTAACGTGTTTCTTGATACTCAATCGAGTCTGGGCCGAAGCTCATACCGTTTTCGGCGATGAAAAGTAATCGGTCGGCTTTGTCTTTGCCGTATAACTCTTGGACTTCATCAAGCGTCATCCACTTGGTTTCAAAAACCTCATTCCAAGTCTTTGGGTCAGAATCTTTAGCATCAGGGTCGATTAATATATCTAAGGGGTCTTTAGACGTAATCCGAACTTCGCCTTCAACGTGGTCGCTAAAGTCCATACGAACATCAAAGTACCCACGGCCATCCATAATCAAACCGTCGCTGAACACCTGCTGCTCAACCCAGTCGAGCTTGTTGTTATCGGCAATCTGCATGTACAGCTTAGTCAGAATGTTCGCTACTTCTTGGTCGCCGCCTCGACGAGGTTTGAACTGGATGTCAGCGCGTCGGGTAGACTGCTCGCCTAAGATAGTATTAACGGTAGGGAGAATAGTATTAATAGTAAGGGCAGGGCGGCCTTCAGCTTCTAGTGCAGCTCTATCATCTTCATCCCATTGCGCGCCTTGATAATATTCATCACAGGTTTTAGCCATTTGCACGTATTCGAGGTGACCGTTGTCGCGGGCCCGTTCGTACCGATCCCACTGTGCGCGAGTAATCTCTTCTTCTTTTGCTGGGGATATTTTTGTAGTAGCCATTTTTATGCGCTCATTGCTGATTTAGTTCGTTCGCCTTTAAGGAGACCAGGTAGTTTGTCGCGCCAGGATGGTATGTGTTCGACTCGCTCAATAAACGTACTGAACTCCGTCATCATCAAACCGATCCAAGCAAGCGCATCCACTTGGTCATCATGTACCCCATTCGGAAAGCGCAATAACTCCGCTACGAGGGGGCCCGTAAAATTCTCTTCTTTAGGCAGGAATACCATGCCTTGTTGCATCCGCCCTTGGATTGCTCGAGCACGCGCTTCTTTATCACGACGCCCTGTCTTCAAATCTTTAAAATATGCTTCGTATAACCCGCGCTCACGTACACGCTTCTCGAGGAACGGTCCGAGGGCCATCTCAATGTGGCCTTTCTCAATTCCTATGATTGACGGTTTCCAAGTCTCGTACAGGTCTAGGATCTGCTCGACTAACTCAAAGCCGTCGAATCGCCCTCTAACCATATCAACTACAAACATCTGATCGTTCTCATCCACACCTACTACTATGCCCACGGTGTAGTCATTCCGATCATTTTTACCAATAGCCAAATCCCATGCGCAGTAGAACTTCATACGATCGTGGTCTATGTCTTCACGATCGTAGTAATGGATCATGCTTCGTGTGAAGTAGTCACCATCATCTGCAACAGGGTTCTGTTGGTATAGCGCTGACCAATCTCGCGGGCCAACGGCTCTTTCAATTCTGGCTAAGGCATCCTCGTCGTATCGTTCACGATGTAATGCTTCACCGGTCTTTCTAAATTGTTCGTCAACTTCGGCTCGGGCAGGGTAGTTAACTACTTCCCACTGTTCCCCTTTATCCGCTGCTGCTTTAAGTAATCGCCCAGCAAGATCATCGTCATGCCAACGAGTAAGAATAACCAGAACGCCGCCGCCAGGAGCGAGTCGCGTATACGCTGTTGACGTGTACCAATCCCATGTTGATTCTCTAGCATTCGCGGACTCCGCATCGTCTCTGTTTTTTACCGGATCATCGATAACAAGTATATGAGCGCCCTTACCAGTGATACCACCGCCGACACCAGCAGCGACAAAACCACCGCCACTAGTTGTGAGCCAAGCTTCAGCAGACTGTGACTGCGGGTCAAGACGGGTTTTGAAAGCAGACTTGAACCCTTCTTCACGCAGGAGGCCACGAACTTTTCGACTAAACGCCATTGCAAGAGAGCCTGAGTACGAACAACTGATAAATTCGTGGCCTGGATTTCTACCCAAATGCCAAGCTGGGAACGATACCGACGCAAGTGTGCTTTTACCGTGCCTGGGTGGCATGAATAGCATAAGTCTTGGAGATTTCTTTTCAGTGACATCTCTTGAGAACCCCTCTAATCGCTGGCATATATCTTTGTGGACCCAACCCGCTTGATAATCAGGGTTAAAACGCTCTACAAAAGGTAGTAGTCGTTTTCGGGTTAAAAACCTAAGTGCAAGTTCCGCACGTGCTTTTTCTTCTACGGTTTGCTGTGCAGGTTCTACCGCTTCTACTTCAGAGGGTAGGGGTTCTTGCTCGGCTATATCAGCTTTGCAATATACACAGAGTCGGTCGTCTCCAGAGTAGAGTGTCTCTGGATGCGTCGCTTTACAGCGTATGCATTCGACCTTATTAACTTCAGTCATCTAACTCTCTTGGTACGTAAAACTCGACATGCGCTTGGCATGTTGGACAGCTAAAGTTGGAAACCATGCAAAAAGGACTATCATCCTCTTCTGGGTCTATATCATGGTCTCCGCCCCATATAAGCTCTGTCTTACACGTCCAGCAGTTCACGCTAGTAGCCGTACTTTTTCTTAGGCTTAGCTTTTGGCGCAGCGCCTTTCGACTTTTTCTTTTTTGCCGCAGCTTGCAGCTTTAGTGAAGCTATAGCTTCGGCGGCGCGCTTATCGCTCATTGGTGCGCTGATCGCGGGCCGTGGTTTCTTCTTAACAGGGGTCTTAGCCATAACTATTTCGCCTTCTTAACTGGTTTCTTTTTATTCTCGGGTTCAAGGATAAGTTTTCTTTTTTTCATGTCGTAGAGAACCTTCTCGCCACGTATCATCCTCCCGAGAATAGACCGGCCTTTCTTTTTCTCCGCAGGTTTCTTCGCGGTGCTGCTCGCTGATTTGGCTACAAAAGCCGACTCTGACCTATTTTGTCGCTCTTGGGCGGCGGTTAATTTAGGGTAGCTTTTAGGCTTCTTTTTCTTAACAGGGGTCTTAGCCATAACTATTTCGCCTTCTTTTTAGCTGCTTTTAATTTCTTAATTTCGGCTGGCGTATATCTTTCTTCTAAAGTCTTCTTTGTCAGCCCGAAATTTTTGTAGGGTCGGCGTTTTTTCTCTACTGCGCGCTTGTCAGCGCCTACTTTTTGTCGGGCTTTAGCAGCTTCGGCGCGCTTCTTTGCGGCGGCTTTATTCGCTTCGACTTGTTTTTTTGATCTTAGAGGAGGTATGGCCATGATTAATCGCTCTTAGGTTCTAAATAGTGGATGTCTTTACCTGCGATCTTCAGCAGATCCTCATCGGTCATGCGTTCTAACTGCTTTGTACCGTTGATATTGATGTTTACTTGGGGGGTGTTGTCTGGAACAGCCAACCCGTGGAGCTTGACCAGGGAATCTGTGGTGTTTTTCATTTCGGTCGCGTTTACAGAAGCGTTATAAGCCTCCATATACATCATATGGGCGTTTTGATTACTAAATTTTACGGTTTCCCGCAGTTCTTCGCGGAAATAGTCGAGCGCTTTCTGTATTTCGGGTCGTTTTGCGGCGGCATAGGCTGTCTGGGAGCAAGAGTAGCCTGCACCACGTCCAGCTGCGGCGGTTGACATGCCCGAAGCCATGAGCGTGACCAGTTTTTCTTGCTGCATGGTTAACGATCCACGGCTTATGCCCATGTACGGCATATGCGATTGGAATTCTACGTGCTCACTGACTATCTCAGTGGACTGTGGTTCCCGGTCCGTGCTCGCTTCCATAGATTCTAGGTTCGTTGTCGACATATATAAAAACAGGTGCTCCTTCGAAGTCCCGTTCGGCCAGGTCACTTACATAATCTTCGGCTTCTTCCATCGATAGCCCTCGGCTTAGGACTATTTGTACCGTTTTAGCAAAATCATAGGCCAACACTTCTCGAGAATTACGCAGTGCAGTGCCTATGATCGCGTCATCAAGTCCAGTGACGGATACCACTTCTATTTCAAGTTCAATCATATGGTATATTAGCGTTACTAATAATTAATCGCAAGAAAAATCGTGGATAGTCTTGATCCACCAATAGAACATGTCTTCGGATAGGGCGTGTTTCATTAAATTTATGCGGTATGTAACTAATTGTATGTTTTCGGGGGTGTAACCCTTGACGTTTGATATGCGGTCAATCGATGCGTTGTAATCTTTTGCGCCTGAACCGTCTCGGTGGTGGGTTAGGAACACTCCTGATATTGCGCACCGTCCGTCTTGTTTTTCCCAGAGGTTATACAGATCTTCTCGTGTGATTGTAAACGCATGTTCTTTAGTTCTTTTGTGCGTAGCTACTTTTGACTTTGAGTTTGTGTGCAGGCGTGCCAAGTATGTTTTATAAGTTTTGGATACGCTGACTTCTTTTTGGTGCGTACGGCAGCTATTGCAGTGATTACGGCCCGCTCCGAAAGTGGACACGCTGCTTGGACTGTTACAGATCTTGCATATTATATCTTCGACCATACAGCATATTAGCAAAGGTAATAATTGCTAGCAAATTTTTAAAAAATAAAAAATAAAAAATATAAAAAAGTACGTTTATTTCACGTAGGCACTATCTCCCCCTAGCCTGGTAGACCGCACCCCAACCCCGATTCCGCAACAAGGAACCTTGATCTCGATTCACGGCCAGGGACCCCTACACGTTTTTGTCTACGCCAAACCCGGTCGGATTCTTTTGTGTAAACAAACTAAATCAATCATTGGAGATACATCATGGACAAGTTAAACCAACTCAAACTAAAAGTAATCTTATTCCTCGCGCAACACACCATCACTAGAGAGAAAGCTACCGCTTTTGCCAAGGCCAACTGGTCAAACGTCATATCGTTCATCGTGCTTTTGTACATCATGGAAGATCTTGATGACGCCGCAGAAGCCGCCGGTATATCTGCATATCTTGACATTCTTACTGCTCAATCAACTGGAGTTATCTAATGAATAAGAATCATCCCAACTTATTACTTTGGTGCATCGGTGCCTTCCTACTTAGTGCTCAGATCCCGTTCGCGGGACTAGCACTCATCCCTATCTACATAGTCGTTGAACGTCGTCGCAAGATCGAGGCAAACCGTATCGCCGCTCTGACATACAAGTACGCCTTTCAAGCTCACTCCCTCATTAATGCTAAGACTAATAAGGATAACCAATCATGAAGACTACCACCTTTAAAAATATCTGCTCACCTTCACGCGACAAGAACATCCTCATCGGTACGAACAAGAAGAACCAACGTTGGTTCATCGATGTCGAGTCACGTTCAAACGCCTTTGAGGTATCTAGGCGCATCATGCGCAAGCACGGAAAGGTCAGTCTTAACGGATGGACACGTCTTGAGGCGTAGACCGCGACCTTCGGTACACGGCCCACGGATCGGGCTTCACGATTCACGAACGACGAAAGGAGACAACCCATGAAAAAGATGTCAATCGAACAGCTTACAACACGGTACGTACGTCTTGGATACCCGATTCACGAAGCAAAAGCGCGTGCAATACGCGAAGTGACCTATGGTTTATGATCCACGGCTCACGGTCTCCGGCTCGCTGCTGCTAAAACAGTGTGTGTTGGTTTCAGAAATGTGTGTTGGTTTCATATACCGAAACGTGCACACATTATCTTTAATCATATCAACGACTTACACACTTGTGTGTTGGTTGTGTTGGATGTGTAGGCTTTTTCAAGTTCGTTTTACAATCTAGTTACATACCCTGTTTTATTTTTTAAATTGAACTTATACTTAAAAAACCCTGCACAACGTGCACACATCTCTGTGTCCCATACCACTGCTGACTCTCAGCGATTTCAAAACGTGCACACACCCTGCACAAATCAGCTTTTGTGCAGGGTAAACCAACACAAACAAGAATCACTCTCATTAACCGTGAACCATAAACCGTAAATCATGCCCAAATCCTATCGATTCTCGCTACGCGATCATCGGTCGGTTATTTTTATGAGTTAACCAATTGTGGTTGACCGATTATTAGTGTTACTATTTAGTATTAGTAATGCTAATGCAATTCCTGTAGGAGGAATCAGTATGAACATTTTAAACCTTAACGTAGACCACTGGGATATGTTGTCCGCAGTTCCCGAGCAAACGGAGCTAGATTTCGGCAACCATGACATCTCAGCTATGGCTGACTTTATTAGTGATCCTAATACAAGTGAAGGAGCACCTTGGAACTACGACGCGTCGACCGGGCCCTGGCAGCGGGAACAACGCGGCGCTGGTAAGAGGGGCGACTCATGAACACGGTAGCCAGTAACTTCTTAAATTGGGCAGGGTCATCTAACAACACAACAGGACGTGATGACGACCCAGAAGACACACTAAACCTCTTTTTTCAGCAACACAGTGTTTCAGCCACCCAGTTAAATTGGAAAGCACGACGTAAATATTACAACGGCCATAGTTGGGACACTTCAGGCTATTTATTCCAGTTCAATGATAACTCGTGCGTTGAAGCCAATTACAAAAATGAGTGGGACATTGCTTAACTAATCCGCAGTAAACAACAAGACCATCGATGATCCGTTACACGATCATCGGTCGGTTTCTTTTGTGATCATGTGATCAAAACTAATACCCTGGAGGGTACTATGAAAGAAGTAAGTAGCTTTATCGACCAAGTAGTAACTAACGCGTCTGACAAGACTAACCGTAACGGCCAGATCGCAAAGCTTATCCAAAAAGCAGATGCAGAGCACGTTGCAAACCGTATCGCAATTGTCTGGGACAACCTCAGCAAAGAGCGTAAGCGTCGCAGTGTAGAAGCAGTCCAAACTGGTATCAAAGCCAAAGAGATGCTCGAGAAACCAGAGCATATCCTAAGCTTCGTTCAGCAAATGATGAACAACAGTTGTTGGGCAGCTCGCACAGTAATCAACTCAGGCAAAGGTACTGACCTTGCAAATGGACTAGATTTCTCGCAGTCCGTTGCAGAGCAAGCAGGCCAGTTCGAGTCAGCGCGTATTTCCGATGTAGAAGAAACACTCATGCACGATTTCGCTGTCCTCAACGAATTGCATAGTTGGTTATGCAGTGAGATGAATTATATGACAGACCTCGATCCTTTGTTCCTCTATGCAGAGAAAGCAGAGATCGCAGATAAAGTGTGGGAGCACGTTCACATGTTGATGGATATCAACGATGTATTACCAGTGCTTGACGAAAAAGCACTAGAACTTGCAGAGCAGGGCGATAGCAAGATTACAGAAATTGCTCGCACTCGGCAGTTCGGTAAAACAGGAACTACCAAGAAAGCGGTAAAGAAAGCCGCCTAGTAACACCAACACACCCATTCGGCTTCGGTCGGATGGGTTTTTTTATGTCAGCCATTGAGGATGCACAAATGTTTAACAAAACGTACCGCATGAATGAA